GAACACACCATCCACTCCCTCCAAGCCGAGAATGCCAAACTTAAAACCCTCGTATGAAAGTAACCAAGCATTCCAAAAACGTCCACGCCATCGAGTGCGGACGGACCCAAGAATTTCTTTTGCTCTCCGACCTGCACTGGGACAACCCCAAGTGCGACAGGGCATTGCTTACCAACCACCTCGAAGAAGCAAAACGCAGGGGTGCGAAAGTCCTCGTAAATGGGGACTTTTTTTGTTTAATGCAAGGCAAGGGCGACCCTCGCAGGAGCAAGGACGACATCCGTCCCGAACACAACAACGGGCGTTACCTTGACTCCATCGTTGACACGGCAGTCGAATGGTTCCGACCCTATGCAGACCTCCTGCTGGTCCTTGGCTACGGGAACCACGAAACCTCCATCATCCAACACCAAGAAACAGACATCCTCCTTCGCTTCGCCACAATCCTCAACCACACCTGCAAGACCGACGTTCAAGTCGGGGGCTATGGCGGGGTGCTTGACTTCAAGATGATTTACGACCCGGACCATCGCTGCAACTTCATTATGCACTATTACCACGGGTCAGGAGGCGGTGGACCTGTAACCAAGGGAGTCATCCAAGACCAACGCATCCTTGCAAGCATTGAGGGCTACGACTGCACATGGCAGGGTCACGTCCACGAACTTTATTACCACCAAAACATCGTCAACCGCTATGTTCGTACGACTCACCAAATCTTGCAGAAACCTGTTCACCAAGTCCGTACGGCAACGTACAAAGAAGAATGGGCAGACGGGTACATGGGCTTTCACGTTGAGCGTGGAAGAGGCCCGAAGCCTTTGGGCGGATATTGGATGACCCTCGAAGCAGGACGCTTTGTGGGCAAGGACCGCAGAGGCCCGGAGTTACAGGTCTTTGCTTCCTTCGCCCCCTGCGACAGGTTCTATTGACCTGTACGAACAAGTCGTACACCTGCTGCTTTATTCCTCCTGCGTACCGCTGGCAGTTAGGTATAGGTAGCCGTATTCCTTTTCAGCATTAAACTGGGGACAAGCCTTGGTAACGCCCGGAAAGTCCCTGTGTCCGCATATCCTTGCGGTAGGGTACTTCTTGAGCCAATCTAAGAGCACCACGGCAATCGCTTGACGTTGGCCGATAGTTCGGTCATCTTTGTCCTTGCCTCCGATATAACTGACGTGGAGGCTCGTAGCGTTGTGTCCTTGAACGCCATTCGTTACGGCTGAATCAGGAGCCAAGACCGTTACATTCCCAGTCGAATCAATGATGCGATGGTAGCCGACCGACTTCCATCCAAGGGCCTCCTTCCAATGCTTGCGGATGCTGGCGATGGTCGTGTTCTTCGGGGTAGCCGTACAATGGACGACGAGGTGGGTGATGGTTCTCATTCTTCGGGGTTTAGTTTGTGGAAGTAGTTGACCGCAACAGGGTCGGCAACGTCGGGACCGCTGGATAGGTGGACCTCCTTGGTCCCAGCCCATTGAGCCATAGCCGGGTCATACCCCAACAACTCGCAGGCTTTCCGGTATTCCAGCAGGAGAGCGTGGTTGCCTTCAAGGTCAGCGTTGTCAATGGCGATCATGAGCCGTTCCAAGGCGTTTGTCAGGGCCTTGGCAGGTCGGAGGGAGTGGTATTCGGGCATGGGTTAGGTTTGTACAAATGTAGCCAATACCCCTGAAATCGCAATAAAACGGGGGATGAATAATTTTTTTGCTACGAGGTGGCACAAAATGGTTTGGGCTGCATTATCTTTGCTTTACAAACCAACCACTAAACCTCAAAACCATGATTAACAACACACTCCCCCAAAACGTTCGTGAATTTCACCTTGACCTTTGCGATGTTGAATCCACGGCAGATGCTTTCGCTTATGCGCTTAAAATGATGCGCTCTTTGAAGCAGGGTTGCATTAGTAACGAACAGTATGATTTGCTTGCTGGCAGTTTGCAGTTGCATTGCCAGCGTGAAGATATTAGAACTAAAAACGAACTTGCCTCATTGTTCTAACCCACCGAGGGGTGCGCCTCGCCAACGCACATTCTTTTAACCTCAAACCTCAAAACCATGAACCACGAAACCCAAGCCAAACTCAAAGCAGCCCTCGTTACGGGTTACATCCTGCTCGCAACCATGACCGGCATCGCCTTCTTCGGCAGATTCATCTTTGCACTCATCACCAACTAAACCTCAAAACCATGCACAAATTCAAAACCACCAACATCAAAGGCAAGGACTACGTTGAAGTCAATCAACGCCTCCTGTACTTCCGCAACGAACCAGCCTACGCAGGCTGGTCGTTGGAATCCGAACTCATTGACCTGCAACCCGACCGCTGCTGCGTCCGTGCAGTCATCCGGGACAACGAGGGTCGCGTCCGTGCAACAGGCCACGCCTCCGAGGACAGGACTTCCAGTATGATTAACAAGACGAGTTATGTCGAGAACTGCGAAACCTCTGCTTGGGGCCGTGCCTTGGCCTGTATCGGTATCGGTATCGAAACGAGCATTGCATCGTCCAACGAGGTGCAGATGGCTATCGCCCAGCAGAACCTTGGCGACCTCAACGACAAACTCGGACTGGTTCCATCCTACGATGAACTGACCACCGCAACCCTCAAGGCCGACTTTCTTGCCTTGCTTGACAAACTACCAAAGGAGCAACAGGCGAAGTTTATGAAGGACATCGACCACATGACCCCCGCCCGATTTGAGAAAGGCATCCAATTCATCCAAAACCAACTTGCGAAATCATGAACCTACTACAACAAATGAATGCGGCGGAGTACAAGAAACTCCTTGAGTACAAAGAGCAGTACCCGGCTATTGGAGAGGACTTGATAAAAGCCTTGACCAAAAAAACCCTTCCCATCCAACTGACCCTTGGCGAGTGCGTTGACCTATCCATTGTTATCGGCATCCCTTACGTGCAGTATTGCAACCAAATCTTTGACGCTTTTAAATCGAAGCCATGACCTTTAATCAATACTTACAATCCGTAGAGGCCTGCAAGCCTGCCGTTGAGTGGGCAGGAAACAAGACGATAGAAGAAGTCGTTGCAACCTGCCACCGAGGGGATTGGCTCCTATGGCTTGCCAAAAAGTGCGACATCGGACTGCAACCGCTGACCCTTGCCAAGGGACATTGTGCCAACATAATTAGGCACTTGATGAAGGACGAGCGCAGCATAAAGGCGGTTGATGTTGCTATTGCTTTTGGCGAAGGCAAAGCGACCCGTGAAGAGTTAGACGCTGCCGCTGACGCTGCCTATTACGCTGAGGCTGACGGTGCCTATTACGCTGCCGCTGCCGCTGCCGCTTACGCTGCCGCTGCCTATTACGCTGCCGCTGCCGCTGCCTATGTTGCTGCCGCTGCTAATAGAATGCAAACCGCTGACATCTGCCGAAAGTACATTGGCGAACTAATCATTGAAAAAATAAACCAAATCCTAACCCAAACCACATGATTCACCCAACTCTCATCACAATACCAAAGGCTGACATCTGCAAGGCAGAGATAGCCCAAATCGCCCAGCAACTGACCGACCGAATCAAAGACGGAGAGGTCAACCCGGTGGAGGCCCACATAAAGTTGAAGGCCATCGTCAAGGCTTTGGAAGCAACCATCAAGGCCACCGAGCAGACCGTAGCCGACGAAGCCTCCAAGCACGGCAAGACCTTCTCCGCCTTCGGAGCAGAGATTACCCTTAAGGAAGGGAGCCTCACGCCTAATTACGAGGAGGACGAAGTGTATGCCGAACTCAAAGCACAAATGAAAGCGAGGGAGGAACTGCTGAAGATTGCGTTCAGGCAAGCCGGGAAGACCGCTATCTTTGACGAATCCACGGGCGAGCAGGTTCCAGTCTGCACCGCCAAGGCCACCAAAGCGTCCATAGCCGTATCTTTCCGATGAAGCAAGTCATCAACACCATCAAGGCTTTGCGGTTATTGTCGCAGAAGCCTCTAAGAGCCTCTCAGTTGCAAGATATTCTTGGAACGAGCAAAGGGGCCACCTACCGAATTATAAGGGATTTACGGGCCTCAGGAGAGGTCGTAGAGAGAACCCTTTGCACTTACTCAATCAAAACCAAAAATCAAGAACAATGAAAGACGGACAAACAATCGGCCAATGGCTGAACTGGGACTTTAAGGCCAATGGCAGCCTTAAAATTAAAGACAAGAATGGCAACGATATATACTTAGAAGGCAACGATATATACTTAGAAGTTTATGGTGCACGCTGGCGTAAGCGTGAATACGATTCGGATGGCAATCTTATATACGATGAGTGTTCAGAAGGTATAATTGTTGACAACCGCACTCCCAAAATCATCGAACACAACGGACGCAAATACCAACTAATTCCCTAACCAAACCAAAAACCCATGAGTTACACCCCCCAACCCAACACCTTCACTCTCTTCGTTAATGACAAAGGCGACAACCCGAAACGCCCGGACTACCGAGGCGATGCGATCCTGCCTGACGGGACCAAGATGAAACTCTCCTGCTGGCTCAAAGAAGCAGCCAACGGAAAGAAGTTTTTGTCAGGTAAAATGGAGCCGATGCAAGAGCAGACCAGCGGTAAAGTAGAGCCGATTGACCAAAAGGCCAAAGAAAGTATGGAACACCAAGCACATGATTTGCCATTTTAGTGTAAATTTGCAGGCGTACTACATTTACCAATAGACGCATTACTTGTATAGCAGCCAAGTGATGCTACCGATAAAGGGTTCATTCTCTAACCCCTGCCCCGGCTGCTGCTATCAGTCGGGGTTTTTTTTTACCCTTATGAGAGATTCATTCGTCTTTTACCGCTCCTTCCAAAGGAGCATCCAGCACCTCGAAGCAAGTGAGCAACTGGAGGTCTATCACGCAATAATTGCGTACGCACTCGACCAAGTTGAGCCTGAACTCACACGCTACTCACAAGCAGTATGGGAGGCCATAAAACCGCAAATCGCTGCTAATCAGCGTAAATACGAAGCAGGTTTGCGTGGTGGTAAACCAAAGGCTAACCAAGACCTAACCATACCCGAACCATCGGCTAACCTAATGTATAATGATAATGGAAATGATAATGAGAATGTAAATGAAAAGGAGAATGAAAAGGACAATGAAAAGGAGAATGAGAATGTTCAGAGGTTTGACCAATTTTGGACAACATTCCCAAGAAAGACCGACAAGGCAAGAGCCAAGCGTTCCTTCCTACGTTTAACCAAGACCGAGCAAGAACTGGCGGTCAGCAACATTCAACGACTTTACTCCGAAACCCCTGCACAATTCGTTCCGCACCCTTCCACCTACCTCAACGGCAAACGATGGGAGGACCAAGCCATCCAACGAACACCTAACTTCGCCTACTCAAACCTAAACTCCGATGATGAACCCTTACCAGTTGTCCGCTGAACGAAAGTTACTCGGCTGCCTCATGGACAAGTTCGTAAACCGAACCGTCCTCCTAACCCAAATCCCGGAACGCCTGTTCACAGGCAACAACATCCTGCTCTACCGGGCCATTGAATCCCTCCACAAAGCAGAGCGAGAGATTGACATCGTAACCGTTTACAAACACCTCGCAGACCAAGGACAAGCCCATGTACTCCTTGAAGGCATCGACCCCGAAGCAGGGCTTGTCAGCAACTGGAAGACCTACGCCTCCGACCTTCACGACCTTTGGAAAGAGAGGGAAGAGGCGAGGATTATGGAAGAACTCGCCCATGACCGGGACATCCCCAAAGCCTTCCAACGCTATCAGTCCATCCAAGCCGTTGAATCCAACGCCTCCGAATCATCCGCTCACGAACTTGCCAAGGACTTTCTCGCCAACATGAACGAGGTCCGGGAAGGCAGACGCAAGGACCAAATCTATCCGACCTTTATCCGACCGCTTGACAACATCTGCACCGGGTTCAAGCCATCCGAGTTTATCCTCGTAGGTGGTAGGCCAGCGATGGGCAAGACCCTGCTTGCTCTCCAAATAGCGATGAACCAAGCCATGGCCGATATTCCCGTCGTGTTCTTCACGATGGAAATGAGTGCAGACCAATTGACCCAGCGGATGCTTTCCAACCTCGGAACGATGGACGGGGCAGCATTCCTTAAGCCCGACGAGCGTATCACTACGGAGCAGTTCCTGACGTTGGCACAAAAGGCTGACCAACTCAAAGGGAAGCCCTTGTATATCGTGGACCTGCATCAAGCCAACCTCGACCGAATCGAGGGCGAGATAGCAAAACTCAAAGCCAAGTTCGGAATCGTTGGCTTTTACCTTGACTACCTGCAACTCGTAGAACCCGCCAAAATTGACAAGCCCAAGCCCAAGATTGAGCAGATGACCAACATCAGCAAGCAACTCAAGGCAATCTGCAAACGGCAAAAGGTCTTCGGGGTCGTGGTTTCTTCGCTCTCACGGGCAACCGAAGGCAGGGCCGACCATCGTCCTATCATGTCTGACCTGCGAGAAACAGGGCAACTGGAGTTCGATGCCGACAAAATCGCTTTCGTGTACCGACCCTACGAACACGACAAGAATGCAGAGCAGGACCTGATGGAGGTCATCTTCCGAAAGAATAGGAACGGAAGCCTTGGTATCGCACAAGTCCAATGCCAACTGCCTTACACCAAAGCCAACGAATATCCGCTATGACCCCGGAATACACCCTCCAAGCCGCCTGCGTCAAGTTGTTTAAACTCTTGAAGCCCCACGAAGAAGGACGGTTGTTCCTGAACCTAAACAACCCCCGAAGCCGAACCAACGGTCATTTTCTCAAAGGGATTGGCCTGACCGCTGGGGTGGCCGATATGACCTACCTGTCTGACAACGGTGCAATTTTCCTTGAGTTCAAGGCCGAGAAAGGCAAGCAGTCCCTCTCCCAAAAGTGGTGGCAGGGAGTGGTCCAAGAGGCAGGGTACAGGTACGAGGTCATCCGAAGCATTGAGGATTTTCAGCGAGTGGTTGCAAGTGTTGAATAGGTGTGTAGATTTGTTCCATGGCCCGACTGCTACTGCTGCTCCTCCTGACCGCTTGCACCAACGACCGCCCTTGGAAGGTGATTGAGGTCCGGGCCAAGGGTAACGCCTGCGAGTACGTCCTATCCCGCTCAAACGGATTTGGACCGCAAATAAAGACCCTGATTGATTCGTGTGGTGCGTACAAACTATTTCAAACTATACGCAATCGATAATCGTCAGCCTCTGGTCTTACCGAAAGCCCCCCAGCGTCAGCCTATAAACTGACCAACCAAACCCCAACCCCATGAAAACCACACCTATCGATTTCCGACGCTGGCAACTCCACATCCGCAAGGAGTGCGTCAACTGCAACCGCCCCGACAAAAGCGAAACCATCAAGGCTTGGTCCGTCAACTGGACCCTGCTCGGTCGTATCCTCCAAGCCAAAAACGCCTGACGATGGAATGGATTAAATGCTTGGACAGGATGCCGACACCTTACGAGCCTGTCCTGATATTCACGACCGACATGAATCAAGCCTACGCATGGCTTGGGGATGGACGCTGGTACTACGAACACCAAACGTGGTTCCTGACCGAAGTAAGCCACTGGATGCCACTACCACCTAACCCGTTTTAACCAAAACAAAATGAAAAACGAATTTATCCCCTACGAACAAGCCCTTGCACTCAAAGAACTTGGGTTTGATGAACCTTGTTTTGGTGGTTATTATTCAAATCAAGACAATGTAAATCTTTGGTTTTTCAAGGAAGCAAAAAATTCAGATAGGGATGAAAGAGTAAGAGAAGGATTTGCAACAGCACCAACCTACTCACAAGCATTTAGATGGTTCAGGGAGAAGCATGGATTAAATCATTTCGTTGAACTTGATGTTGATTGCGGACCAAACTACTATAACGGTTATGTTCTATGCTCTTTAGTGTATCATGGCAACAACTACGAAGAAGCAGAACTCGCCTGCCTTAAAAAACTCATTGAACTTTCAACCAAGACGGCATAACCATGGACCTAATCTCACGCACCATACTCGGATATACCGCAGAGGTTGTCGGAGTCAGCCCGGACGACATCTTGAGCAACGTCAAGACCCAAGAACTGGTCCTTGCTCGAAGCATCTTTGCCGACATCGCCTACTCGGAATACCTCTACACCTACTGCCAAATCGGTCGAATCATCAAGAGGAATCATGCAACGGTCATGCACAACCTCGAAATCCTTGCCAAAAACATGAGAGCAAGGCCCGACATTAAATTCCTTCGTACACAGGTTTTAAACAGGACACGGGATTTTTTGCAACATTAACAACAACCCCCTCCATCTTTGCGTGAGTGAACGCAGAGGCTACCATTCTTGACCTTTATCGCAGCGGAGAAATCCGCAAGGCTTGCCTCACCATCACGGG